ATCGCATTAAAAAGTGCATCTCGTCCTACAGAAGAAGCCGATAGTCCTCTGTCAGCTAACATTTGTTCTACCGCAGCAACGGCAGGTCTTGCAAAAGCTGGAGTTTTACCGTCTTCCATACCTGCAAGTAACGCTTCCATTTGAGAAGATACAAGAGCTTCTTTGGGTAACGAAGCTACCGCACCTAAAGACTCTTGAGGTATACCATCTATATTAGTTACAAGTTCTCCTACATCTTCTAAAATAGAATCTGCTACATCTTGAGATAAACCATGCTCTGCTACTAAACGTCCTGCTGCTGCTTGTTTTGCGTCTTCTCCTCTTAACACTCTATTTTTTGAAGCGCCAAAACCAAACTCATTTATAATCTGTGCTTCTTCTCCAGAGGGCGCTGGCATACCAAGGACTGCTTCACGCTGTTGTTTTTCTGCTGGCGTTGTCTGTACTACGTCTGTTTCTTTTCCTACAACTTTTTGCACAAACGCATCTTGACCTACTTCAAGTTCTTGTGTCTGTGCTAAAGCAGCTTGTTCTTGAGCAGTATCACGTTCAGCAGCTACAGCTCTTTCAGAAAGCTCTGGGCCTTCTGCTTGCGCTGTTTGTGTTACTTGACCCTGTGCTGCTTCTGTAGGCGCTACATCTCCAGCTTGTGCTGCGGTCATCTGTGCAGCTTGTACTGGAGCTTGTTGCGTTGCTTGTGCAGTCTCTCCTTGTGCTGCTGTAATTACGTTAGCGGTTGCATCTTCTGGAGCTGCGGTTGCTTGACGATCTTCCATTCTAGATTTACTAGGATCTGCTGCAATTGTTTCATCAATAAAATCTGTTCGTACTGTTGGAGCAGCAGCACCACTATCAAATTTTCTTTGGGCAGATACTGTAGTAGCCTGTCCAGTATCTATTGTACCACCGTTAGCTTGACCGTTTGTAACAGGAGTTGCTGGCGTAGTAGTTGAAGTTGTTGGCGTAGTAGTTGAAGTAGAAGCGCTAGAAGAACCTCCAACAGACACAGGATCTCCTGAAACGGCTGGAGCAGTAGAAGTTGTAGTAGCCGGGGCTGCTGGAGCTGTTGAAGTTCCACCACCAGTTTGACTTTGTGCATAGTCACCTATATTAAATCGTTCCCCTGTAGTCTTATGAAAAAACCCCCCATCTCTAAATTCGTAATCACCAGACAATAATGGGCTTGCACCACCACTCTGAAACTTCTGACGGTCTACAAAACCACCCTTACGAAAGTCTGCTCTTTTCTTTAATGCTCGTTTTCTAGACATTTGCTATCCCCAATACTATTGTTACCGCACAACTCAGCATCGTTGCAACAAGCAACCACGCGAGTTTCTCCCACCGCCTTGCGTGAGTCTTGGTAGTTTCTTTTAGTTCTCTTAGTTCTACAGCAGCCTCGCCCCACCTTGCAGCACACTCTTTTTCGTGTTCTGCGATTTTTTTGAGAGCTTCTACAGCAGCGCTTTCGTTGTCCACTAGACAGTCTCGTTGTCATTTAAGTAGATGTTTGTGTTAACTCCTCCAGCAATCTTTTGATTTTCTGGAAGATAAATATCGTTAGCACCTCCAGCAACTCCAGCAGGGTCTGGGTTAGCTATGTCGTTTGCACCGCCACCAGTGCCTTGGGCATCTTGTAGGTAAATGTTTGTATTAGCTCCTCCAGACATTTTAGGGTTTTCTGGAAGGTAAATATCGTTTGTACCGCCTTGAATTTTTCCGGGGCCATGTGGAGGATTCAAGTAAGCTTGATTAGTTGGTTGAGTCTTAGCCATTATTTTTTCTCCTTACGTTGTTTACGTATTGCTTCTTTACCACGCTTTGCTATTGCTGCCTGTTCAGTTTTACCTGCAACCTTAGCACGTTGTTCTAAAACCGTAAGTATTTGTATCTTTCTCGCAAACGGTTTATTAATTCTTTTAACTTTTGCCACAGTAGCTCTAGCGTCTTTTGGAGTTGCAAACTTAATTGACACAGTATCTTTTGGATTTTCATCAGTATAAAGTCTCCTTCCGCTACCCTTTGGTTTTTTACCAGTACCTACTTTTGGGTCTTTTTTCTTTTTACTCATTGTCGCATTTTATTTTCTAATGCTAATTTAGCTGCTGTGGCTGTAGTTTGTAATAACATTTGTTGTGAAGACTCATTAGCTTTTACCATTTCATTTCTAAAAGATTCTACTGCGGAACCAGTTTGTCTTTGTTGCTGTGAGTTTTCTATTGTTAAAACAGGTATCCAAGTAATAGCACAGCCCCATTGATCTATTTGTTTTTCAGATTGTGGGTCTTTACCAACTACTTTTACAAACCACGCACATTCTAATTCTTTACATGGTTTAAATTTATTTAAAGGACAATTATTTTTAGCTGTTATTTCCATGCTTTATCCCGGAGTCATTTGATTATTTGCGTTAGATTTATTATCATCAGTGCATAAATCAAGACACCATTGATAAGGAGACAGGTCTGTAATAGTTTCATTACGTGTAGCATTACCGTTAGTATCTACATACTCTACCTCTCCAGATGAACCATCCCATTGCAAAGCCCAAAAATCATTTGGTAAATCGCTAAGGTCTATTTGAGAATGAGACACACCATCTTTTTGTACGACACCATCTAATTTCATAATCATTACTTTCATATTAAGCACCTTTTAAACAAATAATTACATCTAAATATTGGACATCTAAATCAATAGCTGTTCCTGAAAAACTACTGCTTGCGTTACCTGTGTGGTTATGAGCGCCACTACCACCTGCGTTTGCTGAGTTTGTTCCTGCTGAAGCACCTGCACTAAATGCAGCATTACCAGATTGTACTATGTTACCCCGAATACTGTGGCTGTGAGCTGGTATTTGGTTAATAGATAAAGTTTTATTACCAACAGTTACTGAAGTTGAAACATTACCTGCTACGGATTGACTTGCAAATGCAGTTTCAAAAGCTACCGAACCTCCGGTGTTACCACCAGTTCCTGATACTACTCTTAAAGCTTTATCATTATGATCTGTTGATTTAGTCCAACCTGTAGGCGCACTTGCTTGGAAAAAAGCCATTGCTGTATTTTGAGCAAAGCCTTGGTCATCTGTTATTGTACCGCCTACTTTAAAACTTGTTCCATTATTATTTGTAGTATTTAAAACTAAAGCATCCGCATTTGATCCATTTGTAATTGTTTGGAAATGTAACTCAGAATCTTCTGATCCGTTAGCAATGTCTATCACTTTAGAAAATATATTTGCCGCATTAAATTGCGTGTTATTATTATTTTCCATATCAAACTTAATAACCCCACCTTGATCATTATTTGTAGGGGTATTTCTTGTTCGATTCAAAACTAATTTTGGAGCAGAACCAGCATCATCAGTATTTGAATTTATTTGTAATACTGTATCGTTAGTTCCAGCAGATAATGTAAGGCCAGTGTCAGCGGTGTGCGTTAGGGTTACGTCATTGTCTGCTCCAAATCCTAAAACTGCTGAATCACTTGCAAGTTTAACATCGTGATTAAATGAAGCAGTTCCAGCATCACTACCATCTATAGTTAAAAAAGTAGTATCAGCACCGCCATCAGTTCCTTTAAGAATAATATCAGTGTCGTTGCCTTGAGCATCTATGGTAATGTTACCGCTTGAAGTAGCTATAGTAACTGCTGCATCTCCTGTAGTAATATCATCTGCTGCACTACTTGAAGCTATATCTGTAAACGCTATATCTGTACCATCAGATATTAAAGCTTGTCCATTACTTCCGGGGCCAATTACAGAAGGATCTCCATTTGAATCTCCTACTATAACTTTACCTCGTGCTAAACCTGCCATTTTAGCAAGTGTTACGGCGTTGTCTTGTATATCTGCGGTTTCTATTGTATCATTAGGAAGCACAGGTACTTGACTAAAAGTTACTACACCGTTTGAAGCAATTGCGATTGCGTCTGTATCACTAGCACTTCCTATATTTCCTGCATCGGGTATTACAATATTACCACCAGTAGTCATCAAACCAGCGCCAGTATACGTTCCAGATACATCTAAATTAGCATTAACATCTACTAATGTTGCATTTAACTCTATTTCATCTGTTGCATTAATATCTAAAACAGTTGCACTTGGAGCATTTATATTTTGACTTGCATCGTTAAATTGCAGTTGCATAGTGCTATTTAAGAGTAGCCCTGTATCGGCAACGTGCGTTAAAGTTACATCTTGATCATCTCCAAATTTAATAACAGCCGCATCGCTGTCTAGCAATAAATCATCGCCAATAGTTACGTCATCACTAACTGTTAAATCTTGAGATATAGTAACTAAACCAGCAGACGAAATAGCAATAGCATCTGTATCCGAAGCACTTCCTATATTACCTGCATCAGGTATAACAATATTTCCACCCGTGGTCATAAGACCGCCACCCGTATATGTTCCTGCGGCAGTTACGTTTGCTCCACTAAAAGTAAGAGCTGTCGTTGTTCCTGATTTAATAATAAGATTACCAGAAGTATTAGTAGCGCTACCAAAAGTAGTACCTGCATCTTTAAAAAAGACATCGCCACCGTCTGCATCTAACACAATATCTCCAGAAGAATCTAGAGTTATTGTTGTAGCGTCAACCTCGAAAGTACCGTCTGCGGTAACTTGAATGTTTGCAGCAGCCGCAGCCGTATCTACTGTTTCAATAGTAAGTGTACCGTTTGTACCTACAGTTAAAGTAGCTGTATCGTCAGTAGAGCCTGTCATAGTAATAACTTTACCGTCAACCCCAACGTCATCTACTGTAAGGGCAGTAAGTGTTCCTAATGATGTAATGTTAGTTTGTGCTGCGGTAGTAAGAGTTACGTCAGCAATGTAAGTTTTAATTCTTGAAGCTTCTGTTTTACGATTAGTTCCACCTGCGCCATCGTCTACAATAAATAAATCACCGTTAGCAAGCGCTGCTCCAATATCAGTAGCTCCATCAATATCCAAATCAGCTAGTGGTACACCGCCATCTGGAAATACTGGATTTTGTGAAAATGTTACAACTCCATTTGAAGCTATTGCCATTGCATCTGTATCGGAGGCTGAACCTATGTTACCACCGTCAGGAATTACTATGCTACCTCCTGTAGTCATAAGCCCTGCACCTGTATAAGTGCCACTTACATCTAAGTTTGCATTTACATCTACAAGCGTAGCGTTAAGTTCTATCTCGTCAGTTGCGTTTATATCTAGTACAGTAGCTGAGGGTGCGTTTATAAATTGTGATGAGTCATTAAACTGTAGTTGGTTTGTGCTATTAAGCAACAGACCAGTATCAGCTACGTGTGTAAGTGTTACGTCTTGGTCATCACCAAAATTTATAACTGCTCCATCAGCAAGAAAAAGATCACTAAATTCTAAAGAGCTTGTACCTAGTGCGGCTCCGTCTGAAGCGTCAGGTACAAATGCAGTTGTTGCGGTTATAGTAGAGCCTTGTATGGTTGTAAAAACACCTGTAGTAGCTGAACTTGCACCGATTGTAGCACCGTCTACTGTACCACCATTAATGTCGGCAGTATCAGCTACCAGTGCATCGGTAGTTACCGTACCATCAAAGTACGCATCTTTAAATTCTACTGAGCTTGTTCCTAAGTCTATGTCGTTATCTGTTACAGGTACAATTGCACCATCTTGTATTCGTATTTGTTCTACTGCACTTGAAGATACCTGTACAAAAATACCAAAACGATTGTTGCTGCTGTCTACTACTATTTTATTTAGAAAGTCTTGATCGCCTATCTGTGGAATGTGTCCACCTTCTCCAGCCGTTCCGTCGTGCTTGTGTCCTGTAGTGCCTGAAGAAGCATAAGAAAATGCAGATAGTAGCTGGTTATATTCGTTGTTAAATAACGCAGCAGTAATCGTATCTCCATCTGTAAGTGTACTTTGTCGTGTATAAGCTACCATTTAAACTATCTCCTATTAAGTGGTGTGTAATCTATATACAAACCATTTATAGCATACGGAGGGTTTGTGTCTGTTGACCGTATCCTAAAACTTGTTGTGTTTCCAGTGCCTTGTACCGTTTGTCGTATCATGGGGTCTTGACTTCCTCCAAATTCTGCAGATCCAAATACTGCTGTTCCAAACACGGCTGGTATTCTTACGTCTGGTGAATAATCGGCTGGTTGAGGTACATTTGTATCTTCGTAATCATAGCGAACTCTAAGTTTAGGCGCACACGTTCCTTCAGGAGAAAAAGACATTTTTACATAATTAATTGTTTTGCGAGTCCCATAGTCTCCAAAGTCAAAATCAGGAGACTGATAAGTGGCTTCGACGTTAGCTTCTGTTCCATCGTGTACAAAAGAATTTCCATTGTCGTGAAGGTAAACATATCCATCGTTATCGCCATGATAAAATTGTTCGTTGTTATCAGAATCGAAACCAGAAGTTATTGCTCTTGCTTGGATTCCTTCAGTTTCTGACCACTCAAATCCTTTGTCTCTTATCGTACCTATAATACCTTTAGCAGCAGAAGCAGATTGAGAACTTGTGGTGTAAAATAATCTATACTGTGATTTGTTTCGTATAACACAACTTGTAAAAATATTGTTTGCCATATTACTTACAGCATCTCTAATTACAGGCTGTATTGCTCTGCTTACAGAACTTAATTCAATATCGTCAATACGTGCCGTACCTGCAAGAGTACGCACTCCATCAGGACTTAAAAATACTAAGTCACCACCAATTTCTTGTATGCTGCCGTTTGCTAAACATCCTACATTTTCAGTAATAGGCGTTACTGCAACTGTTGAAGAGTTATTTATATTTTGTAATTTGTGTATACTGTTTAAACAAAATATAATTAAGTCATCACGAAAAGATTTTAATCCTATAATTTTATCTTCAATTACAATACTACCAGAACCTGTTGACGAAAAATCATCAATATCATTTGTACCAGAGTAATACACTGTATTAGGATTAGTTGTATCTCCTGCTACGACTAAATGCTTGTCGTGTATGGTGCATACTTTTGCAGTAAGGCTTCCTGATATCGTAATATCCTTTACAAAAAATGTACGATTACTTAATGCGTTTTCTCCTGTAATCTTAATGTAGAGTGGTTTAGAACTTCCACTTTCATCAGTAATAATAAGCTCACCATGTTCTGTAGTACCTTCGTACAGTGCAAAGTTTACTTGCCCTTGATTTGTTCTTGCGCTTGTAGAACGTCCTGAAAAGGTACTAAAGTTATCTCCACTTGCAGAAACACTACTACGGTTCATTAGTAAAAACGTAACACCGTCTATCGTAAAATAAATGTTTTCTCCACTTGCAACAATTAAACCCCCTGCATAAATAAAAAGACCTGTAATAGCGTTAGTGCTATTCGGTCTTGTTGCATCACTACCGCCATAAGCTGAGAATCCGTTGATTCTTCTATAGCCACCGTCTATGTCTACTTCAAAGTTTTCTAGGTCACGGGCAAATCCGGGCTGTGCCAATAATTGAAATTGATTGACGTTTGTATTCAGTCCTCCTACTAATGGTACAGCATACGGTTGACTTGGCATTATATAAACCTTATACGATCATCTTTAACATAGTTGGGTGTTGGCTCCATTAGGTGTAGCTTCATAGTTTTTAAGCCACGCTTGTAGTCTTCGAGTGCAAATGCAGCACCTTGGTTATTGTCTTTAAACTGGTGCATATAGTATCTTGCACGATTTATTAGTACAGGCACATACAAGTCTGGAAACACTATAGCATCTCCGTGTGCTGATAGTTCCGTAGGTAAATTATACGCATAAAAGAAAATGCGATATACTTTATCAGGTATTGGAGATAGACCAAACTTTCGATTGTCAGGACTCTTGATTACTCTATCGGGTGTACCGCCTTCTGCTTGATCCGCGTCATCTTTATTTTGTGAAAGTCTAAAGAAATCTTTCCATTCTTCAATGGTTGTAAATCGTAAGTTACGTACTGTATGCGGTGCGCTTTCACCACTTACACCTACTGTAGTTAACAGAAAGTTATCCCAATCTATATAGCTGTAATCATCTACAATGCTACTTGAAGCTTCTTTAAGCTCATACCAGCGAGTTCCTGCTACAGTCTCTACAACGACATTACCATACATAGGGTCAGTAGAACCTGACTCACCAACAGCCAGAAAAGGCCACTGTGGTTCTTCATTAACCATATCAAGATAAGCACGATTGACTAAATCTTTGATGTGGCTTTGAACACCCACAGACGAAGAAAAGTTAGAGGAAGTCAACTCAACTTCGTTGAACTCCCTCAACAATTCATTTGTTAATTGAAGATAGGTCGTTGCCATTAGAAAGAAGTTTTAACACGTTGTTCCATGCTAAACTTAGAACCTTGTGCTTTACCAGCATTGTAGAATTTATTTTCTAATTCGTAAATGCTTTGGTAGTTTTCAATACCTTCTTTAACCTGTTTAGTTTCTTCAGGCTTTGGCTGTTCCATCATTGGCATTATTAACATTTAAGTACCCTCTAATTTATTGTAATTGAAGTTGGTTGCTGTTCTTCAGGTATTTCAACTTTTAAAATAACTGTTAAAAGACCGTCAGTAAATTCAGCATTTTCTACAACAACGTGTTCTGCAAGTGCAAAGTCACGTATAAAAGACTTGCCACTGATTCCTTTATGTAAGTAGGAATCTTTTTCATCAGACGATTGTTTCTTGCCTTTGATTGTTAGTTTAGCATCTGTTTTGGAATGGACAACTTCAATGTCTTTTTTATTCCAACCTGCTAAAGCTACTTCGATTTTATATTCATCATCGTCAATCTTAACAAGATTAAATCTTGGGTATTCTACTTGACTAGAACCGTTTAAAAAACTTCGTTGTAAACGGTCAAAGCCTACTAAAAAATTGTTGAAATCAGATAAAGCGAGTGTATTCATAGTGTATCTCCTATTTCCTTTCGGTAAATGTTTAGACCCTTTCGGTGTCTGCTTGTGCATCTTTTTTGTTTTTACGAAAAATGCGGTCGTAATTCTCGTCATATTTTTTCTTGTCAAACCCTTTACGGTAACGACTTTCTTTACTGACAATCGTTCCTGTGTGCATCACAATGGGTTTTTCGTCTGATCCTAATTGCGGCATATAAAAATCTCCAAAAAGGTTTGGGGGCGGTTAAGCCCCCTTACCATGTTAGTCAATTCCGTAGAACGCTGAAACGAGTGCTTCGCCTCGAAGAACTTTAGCGCCATAAACGTGTAGTCCACGTACTATGTCTCCAAAGCTATCAGGGTCACGGAGAACCTCAGTGCTAGTGATCGTCTGAGCAGTAGCAGTAGAAGAAATATGACCAGCCAAACATTTACCAGCAGCGTTAGAAGTATCTGCTATGTTGTTTGTCTTGTACATATTGAATCCACGCAACTTACCAGAAGATACTAGTCCGTTACGAATTGAACCTTGACCAGCATTGTAGTCTACTGACAAAAGCTTAGAGGCGCTTTGAGAAAGCACTTCGTAAAAGTCAGGACTTGCCAAGAACCAACGTCCTTCTTCGGGTACGTTTTGTTCGTCAAGCAGTCGAGCCATTTTTGCCATGACATCAATTGGGTCGTGTTCGTTAGAACCAAAACCAATGTCCAAGTTACCTGTTCCGTCAAACGTACCAGAAGCTAGGTCAGTCGCGTTGTCTGAACCAAGCACATGGTCTGGGCTTGAGCTGGAAACTCCAGCGAACATAGTGATAATAACACCTGCATCAAAAGCATCACGCAATGCGTAAGCTGCTGAAGAGGTAGCTACGTCACGAAAGTTAACGTGGGACATTTGAGTTTCAATGTCATCAACGATAAACTTAAATGCGTTAGCTATGTCCACAATTAAAGTAACTTCTTGGTCAGTTAGTTTAGTTGCTGTGATATCCTGTCCTCTTTCATACTGATCAACAGAGATGACAGGTTCTTTGATAATTCTTACCGTATCACCAAAGTTTGCAATTTCACCAGCATAGTCTGTGTTTGTAATCGCTTCGGCTACAGAAGCCTTACGAAAAAAGTTTAGAACCTGCTTGGAATAAACCTTCGGTAAAAAGAAAGAATTATTTTGTCCACTTACAGAGTTACCAAAGTTAGCATTGGTATCCGTACTTGGCTCAAAAAATTGGTCTGAAGTATTACTAGCCATTTATATATCCTCCTAGTGAGTAATTAACCTTTTACTACTCTGCCTTCTGATATAGCTTCTCGTATTTCATTTTCATACTTATCAAACTTATCAAGAGACATCGCAGCGATTTCCCCTTCAGTCCAAATCTTAGGTTGTTTAGCATCTATAGCGGTTGTCTTGGTAGACACCATATCTGCTGCCGAACCTTTAGGTTTGGGCTGTGATTTAGTTTGAGCTTTGTAACCATTTTCAAGTTTAAAAAGATCAATAGCTTTGGACGCTAACTGAGCGTTGTCTGGATTTTTATATATCCATTGTTGTATTTGCTCTGGTTGCGATTCAGCCCACGTATGAAATTCTTCAGAGTTCCTGAGTTCAGGAAAATCTGGATGTTTTGCAAGTATGTCAGCTTCAGCTTCACGTTGTAATATACGAGCTTCACGCTCTCTTATTGCGCTCAGTTGTGCTTCAATTTGTTCTACCTGCTCAGAACTTCGTAAGTGTGCGACAGTCTCTACTGTGTCATATAAATCAGGATATTCTTCCTTGAACTTTTCTATGTCTTCTTGAGTTTTAGGGGCTTGGTATTGGGGTCTAGCGGTTGCCAGCAACTCCTGCTCCCTCTGTTTAAATTCAGAAAGCTTCTCATCATAATGACGTTTGAGATCATCGTATCTCTTTTTATAATTGGTTCGTTTTTTGGGAGTTT